ATAAAGAACTTATTTCCCATCATTGATTCTGAATCAATATCGTCCATTGCTTCAGGATATCTTCCCATAAGCATACTAGCACGATAAAGACCGTAATACCTATCTGCATTCATTGCAGTCATAGCACCCGGACTAGCCGCGGCATGTGTAGATATTGGCTTACCTGGGGTATTTCTTTTTTCAGTAACAAATTCTTTTGCTTTCATATTTCTTCAGTCACTTCTATAATTAATTGGCCTTGGCCTTTTATTAGTCTATGATACTCTTCTGCTTGTATGAAGTAGCTTTGCCCATTGACTAATTCTTCTGGTAGTTCATTATCAAACTGTAACTTCCAATCTTTACCTTCTATAACAGTTATTCTTCTATCGTTTTTATCTCTGTGCCATACTAGTTCTTCGTCACCCACAGTATCTTCAAAGCGTCTATACTTTACGTTATTAGCTAACTCAACTTCAAAATATGGATGATCTTTACCAGTAGAAATTTCCGCCACCGCTTAATCCTAAACTTTTAGCATATCTTGGAAGATTACAACTCCAATAACCTGCTTTGGTTTTATCTTTTTTAGTATCGCATCTATGTCGAGCGGCAAAATTCTTGCGTGCTTCTGGATCACTTATTTTTGCTGTTAGCCCTGTAACATTATCGCCAAATGAAACTTTCTTAACATTACCTGTTTTAGGATCTTTAACGTATACTTGATACTTACGTCTACCACCACGTTTAGGCTTGTTAAGATCTACATCTCTACCTTGGTATTCTGCTTCTTGCATTGGGCTATCTAGAGGAACACGTTTTCCTTCATACATATCAAATTTACCAATGTCTGTTTCAGTAATTAATGCACGATCTAATGCTGTTAATTCAATACTACCTTCGTTGTACTGTTGTCTAACATTATTAAATAGCTTGTAGTAGTTTTCGCTACCTGCTCTGAATACGCTTTCAAAAAAAGGCACTTGGTTTGTCAAGTGCCATTCTATTGATTCTTTGATGACGTCTTTGGTTATTTCACCAATACGCATATTACTATCCTTTGTATGCTTTATATAAGTCTAAAAGGTCTTTTCCTTCGTCTATGTCATCATGTAGTTTAATGCTATCACCACGTAGTGCTGACTTATCCTTAGGACCATTTAAACCACCTGACATTTTATTTAATTGCGTATCAACATCAGTTGTTTGTGGGTTTGGTGAATTAGCTAGTTCTTCATTAGCTTCTTCAGCTTCTGGCTCTTCTTCACCTTTGTATTCTTCATAACCTTGTGGTTGGCCAGCTAGTTGCATCATTTGTTTAACCATATCAACATGATCACCTTGAGCACTAATATTAACTGACTCTTTACCTTCATCGTCAACTGTTTGTGTTACTTGAACACTTTCATTAACTTGTTCTACTTCTTCTGGAAGTTCTTCAGCTAGTTTTGACTCAAACGCTCTTGTTAGTTCATCTACTTCTGTTTCTTCAACAGCTTCTTTAGTAGGACGACCACGACCACGTTTTGGAGCATTTGGATCTACTAATGGATCAACTGGTTCTAGTGAAGTAACTTTTGACCCTGTGTCTGTATATTTGTAATGTCTACGTTTACCGTCTAAGAATGTAACAGTGAATCCTGCTTCTTCGTCTTTGTACGGATCCATTTCAACTTGATGTCCAGCTTCTTCATGTTTTTTAATAATGTCAGCAACATGTTCTGGGCTATATGCTTCTTCAATTGACTCATATGCTTCTTCAACACCACACGCTTTCATAAATCTTTCTTTGTCAAAACGTGGATTCATTGCTTTAAATTTATCACAGTAGTCTTGTGCTTTAGCTTTACGATCAGCCATATCTGGATTATCTTTAAGTAAGTCAGCTACCATTTGGAAGTCTTTTCTTGTTGGACCTTCTGCTACTACTTGATCGTCTTCATGTACTTCAATTTCTTCTATAGACTCTTCTACTTCTTCTTTATCTTCGTTTTTATCTTCTTTTTTATCTTTTTTAGCATCTAACATCTTTTGAAATGCCGCTTTCTGTGCAGGACTCTGAGCTTCAGTTATTGGTTTTACTGATTCTGTTGTTGGCTCAGTTTGTACTGCTACGTTTGGAATCCCTGCTAGTTTTGCATAATCTGCTACTTCTGCTGGTTTATATTCCGTGTATGTGCTTTCTGCTGTCACTGACGGGGTTGGTTCAGCAACTGCTTGTGCCGGTGCAGTGGTCATTGCTTCTGCTGACTTAATAGCCGCTGTTGTGTCCGCTGACGGGTTTTCAATTTGTTTCAGTTTGTCTAATACGTTTTGCATGTCCATTGTTAATAGTCCTTATTATCTAGCCGAGCTCTTAGGCTCAGGCTTTTTGTTTTCAGTACTACCCATTGGACTCTTATCGCCCATCGGTAATTCATTAGTAGTTTTGGCTTTAGGGGTATTGCCGCCTGCTACTTCAAATTTAGCATCACCAGGATTTTCAATATGATCTTCTGGTTTAGCGTGCTTGTCTTTTGCTTCTTTTTGTTCTTTTGTTTCTTCTGGGTAGTCTTTCTCTAACAATGGTGCTTCTTCAGCTTCTGCACCTTCATTGTTTTCCCAACTATCAGCAAATGCTGAAGTAATAATTTTAATTTGTGATTGTGGCTTACGTGTGCAAGCTTCAATCATTTGAAATAGTTCTTGTTGTCCAGCTGGATAGTTTAACTCAACTTCAAACATACAAACTTCCATGTTTTTAACACCCGGAAAGTCCATTGGATCTTCCATAACTGGAGTTGTTTTAGGCTCTGTCATCTTAACAATGTCATATCGCCCTAGTTTTTCTTCAAGTTCTTTAATGCAGTCAGCATCACAGCCGCCTGCTACTTTAATTCTGTAAGAGTAAGTTTGAACTGACTCTGTTAAATATTGTGTAAATGTTTTCATAATAATTTATTCCCCTATGGCAGTATTTATGCTAGTATTAGTCTTTTGGGTCATCTTTCTTGAGTAACTCTTTTAATAATTCATTTCGATCAAGTACTACTCCTTGTCCTTCTTCTATATTATCTTCACTCTGTTTAAGTGATAGCTGTTTTTCTTTTTGATCTAGTTGTGCTTTCTTAAGTTGCAGATCGACCATGCGTAATTTTTTGTTTATCTTTGCTGTCTTTGCTGTAATAGCGTGACCTAGTAGTCCACTAGCAACACCAAATATCTCTGATGAAAAGCGTGAGTCTACATTCATGCCTAAGTCCATTAAGTCTTTGTATGAATTTTTAGCCATATCTGCTAGGTCGTCCATTTCATTGTCGCCTGCTTCTAGTCCTCTAACACTAGGTAGTGCGTCTTCAATCTTTTCTATATTTGTTAACGTTTCCTGAGGTAACTGTGGCTTAGCCTTTTTTTCTTGAGGCAAAGGTTCTGTTACATCTACTTCTTCTTTTGGATCTAAGTTAAAGATCTCTTCTAATTTTTTTGTCATTATCTCGCACCACTTCTAAAAATATCGTCTTCTGTAACTACTCTGAAACGTAGTCCGTTTTGTTTACACCATCGCTGAGCCTGTTCCCATTTAGCATGATTAACTGCAACAGTTTCTGCTAATCTACGATTTTGATTCTTGCTTTCAATTACACTTTGGTTCTTTGGTTTAATTTCTACCAGCTCTGTTACTAATTTACCTGTTTTGTCTTGGTACTGGACTAAAAAGTCAGGAATGTAATTAGTTTGTTTACCTGTAAACGGGTGTATATAAGGGATTTTAACACATTCACTAGCCCACTTAACAACGCTAGGATGACTATCACAGAACTGCATGAATGCACTTTCCCAACTAGATCGATATGTGGGCATCTTACTACCTACATACTTCCCCATGTTTTTTACTGTGAATTTACCTTTGTGGAATCTTGCCATTTACTATACCTGCACATTTCTGGCGGCATAGATATTTGGTTGTTGTATTGCTGTGACGCCAATTAAAGTTGCTTTTGATCTTAAACCGTTAAGGTAATATGCTAAGGTGGATGTAACTGTTACTCCATCCTGTCCTTTAAATTCTTCTAATAGCTCGTGAATATCACGATTGTATCCTTGAGCAATTTGAAATATTACTGCTGTAAAATCATCAGCTATCAATGGGTCTTGATATATTGATCTGAAGTAGGCTCGTACAATATCGTAGTCTGCTGAATCTACTTGAATTTCTTTTTTATAGAATTTATCAAATAAAATTATAGACGAATCAGTAGTTGATTTTTTTACATTAACTGTTCCCATAACTCTATTTAACCTTTATTTGTTGGTGCCTACATTTTGTCCGTTACTTGTAACTCTTGCATTAGGCGTTGCACTACCACTAATAGTTGTATCGGACACAGGTACTTCTTTTAATACTGCGGTTGTTCCGGGTATTTTTGAACCTACAACAACACCGTTTTCTACTACCGGAGCTAGCGTACCACTGCCCGTAGGTGGAGTTATAAAGTCGAATCCATTGTTAATTGCTTTTACTGCACTTCCATCTCTAAGAGCATCTTTGACTTCTCCCAATGCTTCTTCCTTAAACACCTTGCCTGGGTCGTCCATTTTCTTAAATGTGCCTATGCCTCTAGCGGCTTTAGTTGCGGCACCTATTATGTTACCTTGACTTAGATCTTCAAACGTGCCCACACCTGCATCTAAAAGACCGCCTTGACCAAAGAAGGAGTTAGTTGATCCTGGACGGCTTAGTGAACTAGGCTCTGTATCATATTGTTCTGGGTTTGCAAATCCTGGGACTTGACTAGTACCAATAGCACCACTACCGTATTTCACTGACTCAAATTTAAGAGTCATTGCATTTGTCATAGTATCGCCACCTGCAGAATAATCATAAGTGTCGTGTCTAAATTCTGTAATGATTGGATTTATTAATGTATACGAAACAAAGCTGTGTTGATTAAAGCCATAAATTGTAATATCTCTAAAGAATTGAGGTTTATTTTTAGCTCCAGCAACGCCTTCGCCCATATACCCCCAATCGTTACCAATTCTATCTTTTTCGTATATATCTCTTAGATTTTGATCTGAACTATTGCCTGGATTTCCACTGTTAAACACTCCGTTGAATCCACCTGCTATTCCACCGCCAGTTAAAATTTCAGCTGTATTTGGAATCATCCCTTTAATCAGATTAGGTAGTAATCCGCCTGCATCATTGTTAGTTGACTGTGTTGCTTGATTGCCACCGTAACCTTGACTTGGATCTTTATAAAAGTAATTATAGTATGAGAACCATAATGATCTCACAATATCACTTGAGTCGTCGTGAAAGTCAATTGTTACTGGTTCATAATTAATTTTTGTTTGAACGTTTCGTTTCCTGTTGTACTGATTCATAGTATCAACATCAAACGTGTAGTTAGGTAATTGTATTGATTTTGTTAGAACACTGATACGTGAAGTATCTCTGGCTCCAAATAACTTCGTAAGACCAGGTATTTCAGTAGTATTAATATTGAAATGTACATGGAAGAGATATTTGAGTCTAGGAGCAAGGGCATAGCCAGCAGATCTAAATGTTTTGCTGGCGTGCCTATAATCTTTAAGATAGTCACTACCTAGGAACCCCTTCAGAACGTCATCGAAGAAGCCTGCCATAATCTATTAGCCTGTTACTACTGTGCCTAATGTTCTACCAACGCTTGTACCAACACCTGTTGATAATGGTGTTTGTACTGCGTTATCAAACCTAATGTTTAATGTAACAGTTGCTGGTGATGACTCTGAATATGTTAAGTCATTATAGTTAACTGTTGTTAAGTAACAACCATATAGTTCCCATGTTTCTAAAACTACAGGCTCATTAGCACCGTTACCACCGTCTAATATTTCACAACGTGTTAAGAATTTATAGTCAATACCTGCAGAAGCAGAGGATTGTTCCATAAAGTCATATTGTTTTTGTAGTTGCTCGCCAACTAATTTAGCAACGTTACCACCGGCATCGTCACGTAAGTTAACTGAGACATCTTCCCAAGTATGTTTACCTGCCATTCTCATTTTCGAGTTATAAAGATCGATTGTAATATCGTCAAACGAAACTGATGGTCTAGTAAAGTCCATTACTTGCTTTGTTAATTCTGTTCTTGGTGTTGAAACACCGAAGTTTTCAAATACCGTTCTAAAGCGGTACTTGAGTTTTGGCATCAATAATCCTTGTGTTGATGCACTCTGATCGCTCGCTAAAGGAACAGTCATTTTTGTTAATGATGAAACCGCCATTTGTATATCTCCTTCTTGTTATGCAAGTATTTATCACTCTGCAGTCACAAAAAATGGCTCCGAAGAACCATTATCTGCGTATATAATTATTTATACTTTTATAAATTACCTGCTTCTATTTCCCCAGTGTTTTTAATTCTTACTGGAATGTAAATAAACTCAACTGCTTTAGTTGGTTCAATAGCAATATCAATATAAAGTTCATTTCTATCAATTCTTGCTGGAGTGTTGTTTGTTTCATCACAAACAACTAGGTAATCGTAAATACCACGTTTAGCAGTAACATCATTTAATAACTGCTCTACAGCGTTTTTAACTTCATTACGTGTAATTGTATCATTTGGTTCAAACATAAAGTTCTTGCCAACTGCTTCTAGTTTTTCACGTAAGTAAGCAACTAATCTAGCTACGTTAATTCTATCAAGTGCTGATGTAGAACCTGCTGTAGTTTTATTACCGTAGTTTGTTAAGCCTGCTCCAGGAATAAACGTAAGCGGATTAACACTATTTTCATATAGTGTATCGCGTACTGCTTCTCTGTTTGCAACTTGTTCAAACTCACCATTTGCTGTAACATAACCTAATGCTGTAACATTATCAATTAGACCACGTCTGTTACCTGCTGGAGCTAACCAAGGATAACCAACTTCGTCGTTTCTAATAATTGTTCTTAGCATAGCGTGTGATGCCGGAACAACAACTGCGTTACCTGATAAGTCATTTGCTCTAGCTGACGGATAAAATACAGCCGCATATGGATCATTTGAAACTAGTCCATCTTCTGTATCTGAACCTACGCCCGAAGCATCAGTTGCCCAATTAGCTAAATCATTTGAATTATCTGCTAATCTAAATGGTGCATCACCTATAATAAAGCCAACATTATTTCTATCGTTGTTAAGTGCTACCATATTTTGAATTAACTCTGGATAACCTGGTGCCGCTAGTAAGTTATATGCTTTTTGTTCTTCACGGATGTCTGTATTTGTATCAATGCCTGCTTTCATAGCCGCTACAATGATATTTCTCTGTGCTTTACGGCCCATGTATGGTGAACCATCCGCTTTGTTGCCTGATACTGTTACCCACGCATCTTTGTTTGTTGGTAAAACATCATCTGGGAATGTAGTTGCATTAAAGTAATCTACTTTATATTGTTTGACTGTGTAACCTGAACGTCTTGTGTTAAACAATAATGTACCTGCTGGATATAGTGCCG